ATAGTTAGTCGTATAACTGGTTTTGCCGACATGATACAGCTTACACACTTAAAAATACAGCAAGTTATGTCTAAAATAATACCTGATGGTATTTACTTAGACGCTGATGGTTTAGCTGAAATAGATTTAGGTAACGGAACAAACTATAATCCGCAAGAAGCTTTAAACATGTTTTTCCAAACAGGTAGCGTTATTGGTAGATCAATGACTCAAGATGGAGACATAAATCCTGGTAAAGTACCTATACAAGAGATAAGAAATAGTAATGGAGGTAGCAAAATGCAAGCTTTAATAGGTAATTACAATTATTATCTACAAATGATCAGAGATACTACCGGCTTAAATGAAGCTAGAGATGGAGCTATGCCTGATAAAAACGCTTTGGTTGGATTACAAAAGCTAGCGGCTCAAAACTCAAATACAGCTACAAGACACATACTGCAAGCTGGTATGTTTTTAGTTGCTGACGTTTTAGAGTCTATGTCTCTTAGAATATCTGATATACTAGAGTTTTCTCCTACTAAAGACGCGTTTGTTCAAGCTATAGGTTCTCATAGTATAGCTAGTTTAGAAGAGCTTAGTCAAATGCACTTGTATGACTTTGGTATATTTTTAGAGTTAGCTCCAGATGAAGATCAAAAACAATTGTTAGAAAACAATATACAAATGTCTTTACAACAGCAAAGTATAGATCTTGAAGATGCTATAGATGTAAGGCAAATTAAAAATATTAAGCTAGCAAATCAAGTTTTAAAGCTTAGAAGAAAAAAGAAAATGCAAGCAGCTGCTGCAGCTCAAAAAGCTAATATGGAAAAGCAAGCGCAAACTAACGCTCAGCAACAACAGATAGCTGCTCAACTAGAACAACAAAAACATGCAAGTAAAGCTCAAGCTGATATACAAGTAGAACAAGCAAAATCTGAGTTTAAACAAAAATCAATGCAGCAAGAAGTAGAGCTTAAAAAGCAATTAATGGCTTTAGAGTTTCAATATAATCAGCAAATTCAAAACATGCAGTCTAACAATTTGATGTCTAGAGAAAAAGAAAAAGAAGACCGTAAAGACGAAAGAACTAAGATACAAGCAAGTCAACAATCAGAACTTATAGATCAAAGAAAAACAGGTGGTTCACCTAAAAAGTTTGAATCTGCCGGTAATGATATACTTGGGAGTGGATTTGGTATGGAGGCTTTTGGGCCTAAATAACTATTAATTTATATTTTATATTATGGAAGAAGAAAATTTAGAACAAGTTGAAGAAACTCAAAACGTAGAGCAAACTCAACAAGAACCAACGTTTATGTCTGCAGAAGACGACAGCGTTATAAAAGTAAACCTAGACGCACCACCAGTACAAGAAAACAATGAGCAACCAGAAGAAACTAACAATGCAGAAGCTGACGACACAGGAGTGGTTGGAAGCGATGAAAACGCCGGGGCCGTACAAGAACAAGAAGAAGTACAGCCGGAAGAGCAAACACAAGAAGAGTCTGTTATTGAAGAAGTAACAGAAGAGCCTGTTGTTGAGCAAGAGCAGCAAGTTCAACCACAACAAGATATTGAGGTTGGTGTAAGCGAAAAAGGTAATGTTGAAATAAAAATACCTGGTAGCGTAGAAAAGTTAGTTGAATTTATGAACGAAACTGGTGGTACTTTAGAAGACTATGTTAAGCTAAATAAAGATTATTCTGATTTAGATAGTGACACAGTATTAAGAGAATATTACCGTCAAACAAAACCACATTTGACTGGTGAAGAAGTATCTTTTTTAATGGAAGACCAATTTAATTACGATGAAGAGGTTGATGAAGAAAGAGATATTAGAAGAAAAAAATTAGCGTTAAAGGAGCAGGTTGCAAATGCTAAGGCCTACTTAGACGGGCAAAAGTCTAAATATTATCAAGAAGTTAAAGCTGGTGTTAATCTTACAGAAGATCAACAACGAGCTATAAACTTCTACCAAGAGTATAACAAGAGGTCTGAAGAGACTAAAGCTCTAAGCGAAAGACAAAAATCTGTTTTTAACAAAAAAACAAACGATGTTTTTAACGACAATTTCAAAGGTTTTGAATACAACGTCGGTGATAAAAAATACAGGTTTAAAGTCAATGATGTTAATGCTGTTAAGCAAAGCCAAAGTGATATAAACAATTTTCTTGGAAAGTTTCTAGGAAAAGATCAAACACTTGAGCAAGCTAACGAGTATCATAAATCTTTATTTACTGCTATGAATCCTGATGTTATTGCAAAACATTTTTATGAGCAAGGCAAAGCGGATGCTGTAAAAGAGAGTGTTACTAAAGCAAAAAATATCGATATGAATCCAAGAGGCGTGCAAAAAGAATTTAACGCTGACGGTGTAAAGTTTAGAGTTTTAGGTGATAATTCTTCTGATTTTAAGTTTAAAATTAAAAAAAGAAATTAACATTTAAAAATTATTTATTATGCCGAATATAACATTTGGTCCCAATTTAAATAGTGTGCCTTCTCCACAACAGCAAGCCACTACTGGGAACTATATTGACTTTACAAGTACGGCTGCAAACAGTGCAAACTGGGGCCAGCAGTATTTACCAGACCTAATGGATAAAGAAGCAGAAGTGTTCGGACCACGAACTATTTCTGGTTTCTTATCTCAAGTAGGTGCTGAAGAAGCGATGACTTCTGATCAGGTTATCTGGTCTGAACAAGGTCGTTTACACATATCTGTAAAAGGTAATCTTGACGCTGACGGTGCTATCACTGATGCTGCGGGTGGTTTATTTACAGTAACATCTGATATTGATGGTAACATATTAGCTGACGGATTTGGTTCCGCTGCTACTGGTGACCAGCACGGTGTTAGAGTTTTTGATACTGTTTTAGTATCTGGTAACAACGCTACTGTTCAGTGTTTAGTAACTGAAGTTAACGGTGCTCAAATCGAGCTTGAGCCTTACGGAGCTGGAAACTGTGCTGCTATTGGTGACATTGCTGATGGAACTTGTACTCTTTTAGTGTACGGATCTGAGTTTGGTAAAGGCACTGGCTACAACGCTGTTGGCGCTGCTGCTACTGTTGAAAGCAGAACTGCTAATGAGCCTACGTTCAAGACTTTCACTAACAAGCCTATCATTATCAAAGACTACTACGAAGTATCTGGATCAGATGCGTCTCGTATTGGTTGGATCGAAGTTGCTTCAGAAATGGGTGCTTCAGGTTACTTATGGTACTTAAAATCAGAGTCTGATACTCGTGCTCGTTTTAACGATTACTTAGAGATGGCTATGATTGAAGGTGTTACTGGATTTGATACTACTGCTGCTACTGACGCAGATTCTTTCTTAGGTATGAACGGATTAAACTTCGGTACTGAAGGTTTATTCGCTGCTATTGAAGACAGAGGTCACTTAACTGCTGGTATCTTAGGTGTTAACGCTAACGATGATTTAGCTGAGTTTGACGCTATTTTATCTGAGTTTGACAAGCAAGGTGCTATCGAAGAAAACATGATTTTCTGTAACAGAGCTAGCTCTCTAGCTATTGACGACATGTTAGCTTCAATGAACGGTTACTACGCTGGTGGTACTTCTTACGGAGTATTTGATAACTCTGAAGATATGGCACTAAACTTAGGTTTCTCTGGTTTCCGTAGAGGATCTTACGACTTCTATAAGTCTGACTTCCGTTACTTAAACGATAGAGCTACACGTGGTGGTATTAACGAAACTGCAGGTACTTCAGCTATTAGAGGATTATTTATTCCAGCTGGTACATCAACTGTATACGATCAGCAATTAGGTAAAAACATTAAGAGACCTTTCTTACATGTTCGTTACCGTGCTTCTCAAACAGATGACCGAAGAATGAAGACTTGGGTTACTGGTTCAGTTGGAGCTGCTACTTCTGCTTTAGATGCTATGCAACTACACTTCTTATCTGAAAGATGTTTAGTAGTTCAAGGCGCTAACAACTTTATGTTGATGAAGTAAATCAATTATGGTCGGGGCTTCGGCCCCGATCTTTTTTTAATTTTTATTATA